ATAGAGAAAGATATGATTTTGTCTAGATTAAATCACTTAATCAATAGTTAACACTCAAAACTTAATAGATATGAACAATTCGATGGTCGCTCACTTATGGGCAAATGAAAAGAAAGAATCCGGAAAAGGTAGTAATCTTTTCTTTGAAGGTAGAAGTATTTATTCTTATGGTTATCATTTTGAGGTTGGAAGAATCGTAAGAAATAAGTGTGGTGAAAAGGCGTATTTGCTTAACGATAAGTATTATTCTTCTTCTACCTGTAAACATCAATGTTGTGTTCGTAGTGCAATACCAACTGGTTCAAAGGTATTTTCTGTTGGATATAATATGTCTGATGATGGCAGCATGGCTTTTATCACTAGTCGATTGGAGCTTATCAAAGAGGTTATCGAGAAATACAAGAAGGTTAGAACAAGCCTGTCTTATAGGGATGTTTGGGGAGTATTTAGAAATCTAATGGATTATATTGAGTTCTTTAATATGGGTACTCCCAAGAGCCTTCTTAAAAAGAGTGCAAACACCTGGATCGGAACTAAACATGAGTTATCTTATGAATCGGATAAGATTAAAAGTGAATATGTCCATGAGTTAAAGCGTGTGTTTGAGGTATTGCTAAATCATCAAGCGTTAGAAACTTTAGGAACGACCAATGTGATAGTAGATGAGATTTGTGGTGAAGGAACGTGGGCTGAGTATGTGGCCAGATGTCAGAGATGGAAAGACAGTCAGGCGAAAAAAGAGGCTTTAATTTTTGAAAAAAGAAGAAAAGAAAAAGAAGATCGCAAGAAAAAATTTGAAGAACAGATCGAGATGTGGAAGTCTGGCAAGATTCTGGAGTTATATCCACATTATTATTTGGAGGATGATCAGCCTAACGTATGGCTTCGCATCAAGAATGGCATAATTGAGACTAGCAAGAATATCAAGATAGAACGAGCTGAAGCTGAGAGACTTTGGAAATTGATAAAGCTCTTCCATAATGGCAGTAAATTCCAACGCGATATGGTATTGGATACAACCGGTCACAAATGGAAGATCAATAGCT